ACACTATCAAAAAAGTTACTTAAAGCACCAATACCATATATCATATTGTCAATTAACTTTTTTTGATCCTCGCTTAGTGCACTACTCTTAGCCATAACTAAGCGTGCTGCTTCTTCTTTAAAATAATAATCAAGTACTACTTTTTTAAATTCTCTATTTTTAAAAAGTTTTATTGTACTTTCCTTAATATCAATAAAATGCTTTGCATCCTGCATATTATTATCTAATTCTTCTAACTGTTCTTCTATGCTCATCGTGTGTCCTCTTATTGAGATAAAAACAAAGTAGTGCTACTTTTACATATAATATTCTTAATTTACTATATATAATTTCTATTTTCGTGATTATATCACGATTTTTCAAACATTACTCCCCATTTACATTGGTTCATTAATTATTGCATCCGCAAATTTCTGATCCATAGTGTTTTGTTGATCAGTTGCTTTCAAGTCTTGTTCATGTTGTCTATTAACTCCTGATTCTTGTTCTACAAAGTTTAAGTCATCTAAATCAGACTTACTATTTAAGCTTCTAGACTTAGATAGTTCTGTTTGTGTCTTCGCCTTCTTATATTCAACATCAACGGCATTTTCCTGTGCTTTAGCTGATTCATTAGCAATTTGAGCTTGTAATAATTGCATTTCAAGTTGAGCTCTCTGTTCAGCCATTGGATCAGGTTGAGGTTGATATTCTTTAATTTGTTTAGCTAATTCAGGCATTTTACGTAATCGAGCAATATCTGATAATATTATCTGTGACATACTTGGGTCCATATTATTACCCATCGTTTGTAACATAAATGATAGTTCTTCAGCTTTTTCATTATCTGCTTCAGCTGTAGATATATTTAACTTAATATCGTACATACCACCTAAATCTTCGCGATTAATAGCAACAAACTCTTCATTTGTTACTCGTATGATTTCTTGGTCAGATAAGAATTCTGAATTCATTGAAATAATCTTACGACCTATTTGATTAATACCATCAGCTAATCTTCTGAGTATTCCTAACTCACGTTTAGAAGCTGCATCTAATGCACTTCTAATACCAGTAGCTGTATTACCTAAAGCTTGCCCACTAATACCACTATTGAATGCTTTAACACCTGTTAATGATTCAGCTTCATTATTTTGTAGATTAAGCATATTAAGAGCACTTTGAGGTATCTCAGGATATGTATCCATGTGAAATGCTTGTCTAGGGTCTACATTAGAATTAAATTTATAATCAGCACCTTGTTCAAACTTACGAGCATTCGTAACATCTAATGCATCTTTACGGATACCCATTTGCCCATTAGCAGACCTACCAATGATATCAATCATACCTCGTGTTACAGCACCAATAATCTTTTGGTTATCTTCTAATAATGCACCATCTGGTTGTCCATATATGTTTTTACGCACTGGTAAGTATTGAACTGATACAAACGGTAGTTTTTTATCAGGGAATGGATTTGACTCCATTCTAATCAATACATCTCCTACCCAAGTAGCTATAAAAGGTTCTACTTCACCAGTATCATTAATATCCCAGTAGCCCCAGTATTCAAATACTATTATCTTTTTACGAGGGTCATCTTTAAATTTAAAGTTTGTAGCATCTTCAAGATTATGATCAGGTTGAGCTAATGGAGCAGCATTCTCTAATATTATATGGTCTAAGTTCTCATATCTTCCATCCTTCTTAAGTTCAGACATTGATGTTTCAAAACTATATATAACAAAGTTTGCTTTATCTAACTCTCCTAAACAGGTAGGGTCAATAATTATATTGTTATAGTCACATACTTCTAATTCTGGCTGATTTTTAAGAATTTTTGTTTCTTCCTCCATATGTGTACCTATTTGCATAGGCATCATTGGAGTACCAGTTTCCATAGTTAACTGATGTGCTTCTTGCATTTCAGGTGGAGTTTCATTTTGATATGCTTCAGGGTCTTGTTCCATCATTTGATGTAACTGCTGATGCATTTGACCTGATTCAGGTGAAGGTTGAAACTCAAAATCAGGAACTTCAACTTCTACAATCTCATCTTTATAGTCCCAACCTACTTTAACTATAACAGTACCTTCATCTACAGCTGTACGGATGTATTCATCAATAAATGCTGTTTTATCAAGTTTACAGTTTACTTGATAGTTAAGTAATAACTGATTTTGAATAGCTGACTCTTTATCTTCAAAAGTCATAGGAGCTGTATTAAATAAATCATCAGTAGATAAGAAAGGCTCACTTAATGAAGCATAACGCCATTCAGCTTGTTTACGAATAAGTTTAGGCACAATCTTAGATCTTCCTTTCTTATTAGCAATTGTCTGTTCACCTTTTAAAGCACTTAACCAAGTATCAACTTCTAACACATGAGATGTATGTGATGCTTGTGCTTCCTCATAATCTTGTTTGAGTTCTAATAAGTCAGGTGGATTCTTCCAATCTACGAGTTTTTTTGGTTCACTTAAATCCACATCTAAGTCATGTTGTTTTTTAGCCATTAGCCGCTTCCCTTAATTGTTGTGCTACATAATACTGCATTATTCGGATATCTTCATATTTTTTAACTTTATATAGAGTTTTACCTTGATACTCTATTGTTGTATCCATGTACTTATCGAATAAGCCTACAGTATTTGCAAATAAAACACAATATATGTCCCTATCTCTTACTATTTCTGTACAAAAATATTCATATACTTCCATAAAGTATCTTTTATCTTCAACAGTTTCAGCAATAGCTACACTAGTAATGAAGTAACCAGGTAGATTCTTATCATAAAAGTAATACATAAAAGCATTCCCTTTGTGTATTGCTGTACAACGTTGAAACTTAATATCCATTATTTACTCGGTGTAAACCATTTTTTAATTGCATTAATATCTAATTCTTTTTTCTTAGGTCTATAATTTGGCTTAACCCAACCAGGTTTCTCTCCCCATACTTGTATTGCTTTTTCATAACCTGCATCAGTTTGCCAAAAAGGTGATGTTTCATCTACACTCCAATAGTTACCTGTTGAATTCCCTTTAGCATCTTTTGGAGGAAGTTTAAACCCAGGCATATCTCCATAATCTGGTTTTACATTTGTAGGAAGAGTAACTGTATCATTTCCTAATATTGGAATATCAAAAGATTCATTATCTTTAGTTGTTTGATTGCTTGAATCATATTTAGATTTTTTAGTAGTAGATTTTTTAGTAGTAGCTTTTTTAGTAGTAGATTTTTTACTACCATCTGTAACTATATCATTCCCAAATATGGGTATATCAAAAGCTTCATTATCTAAGCCAGAAGAATCACCAGTTCGTTGTAATTTACGCTTGCTTCTTGCTTGATCAAATATAGCTTGATCTTGTGCTGAAGGTGGTGATTGTATAAAACGATTCATTGTAGGATTTTCAGCACCTTTTAAACCAGTACCTCTAAGTATATCTTCCATACGATATTTAGCACTCCAGTTTTTCCAAGGAGTATTTAAATCTGGATCATCAGGATTATAAAAGTAACTATCATCTTTTTCAGCATTAGCTCTATCCATTATTGCAGCTAATCTATCTGTTTGTTCTTTACTTCTTTTTCGTGATTCACGTAATTCCCTTTCTTCAGCAGCTTTAGCTAACATTGCTTTATTTGTATCATCTACTGGAACAGTACTTGCATCATTAACAACAAGTTTTTGTCCTGCAGCATCTGCTGGCTGACCATTTATCATTTGAACTGCACCATTGTAAGCTCTTCCATCAGCATAAGTCATTACTGCATCTTTATTATTATCATTAACTACAAATAGTCCATCAGGATTCTCTTCTTCAGTAGGATATGTACTAGCAAGTTCTTGATTCATTTGGTCTGACATTGCTGCACCCATATCATCAACTACAACAGGTGTTGGTTCACCAACGTGAGGTCCTGATGGTTGATATTCTATTATTCTACCAATAGCATCTCTCCGAATACCATTACTATCAGTAGAAATACCTCTTTGAGCTAATGCTATTTCATCATTAGCAGGTTTTAAGGTTTGTCCAATATTAGACTGTAAATTATTACTACGATATATTGCAGCTTCAACAGCAGCATCTTGAGTTGCATGACCTGTACTATTAGGTGTTATTTCGCCTGCTTTAAGCATATCTATTACACCTTGTACGTTATAAACTCTACCATTAATTAAACTTGGCACATTTATCCAATTACCACTTCCTTCAGGCATTTCTAAAGTAATGGATATCTCAGAATGTTCTTCTCCTGTCTTAGTATTTATATAAACAGGTCTACCTGCAGAAGTTACTTTATCTGTCTTTTTAAGTTTATAGTCTTTATTAACGTTTCTTAAATGTAGTTTATCTGCTGCCATTACTTACTCCATTTAGCATTTACTTTACGATGTTTATTCCAAGCTGCAAACCCACCAAACTTTAATCCATAGTAAGCAAGATAGTTAATTAACCTGAAACCATTCTGTATTATATTCACGTCT